GGGAATACATAGAGGCGAGGTTTATATACTTTACACTTGTCAAGAAATATACTGGACTCAGTTTAGCAGCAATAGCGAAAACAACAAACCAAAACCATGCTACAGTATTACATGGTATAAAAACACTAAAGGATTTAATGCTACATGATAAGAGACTAAAGTTTAACTATAAGCTATTAGACAATAAAGTAGCAGACAACGACTCCGCAGTAAAAGACTTTGACTTTACAGAAGGATTAGTACAAAGATATTTAAGCCTAAAACAAACAAATGAGGAGCTAACTAAAACAATAAACGAGCTTACTGAAAAACTAGACATAACAAAAGAACAACTTAGGTTTTTTAAAGAGGGGTACTCCTACGAAAAAAGGTTACAAGGTAATAAGGTAATAACAAAAGATTAAAAATTTGATTGTATAATTGATTAATCAATCTTTTTCAATTATGGATAAAAGGATAAATAACGGTGGTAAAAGAGAGGGAGCAGGTCGTAAACCTAAGTCCGAAGAGATAAACTTAATAGAGAAGTTATCGCCTTTAGAACCGTTAGCACTTGCAGCATTAGAGAAAGGAGTCAAAGAGGGAGACTTTAAATTTGTACAACTATACCTCAACTATTACCTAGGTAGACCAGTAGAGAATAAGAACATAAACGTTAACGAGGACATACCGTTATTTATGACAGAGTGATAGCTAAGATAACTCCAGCTTTTAAGAAACTACAAAAACTAGAATCAAGAATACGAATTGTAAGAGGAGGTTCTAGTGCTGGAAAAACAATCGCTATACTTTGCCTACTAATAAACAAAGCAATTAAAACAAAGGGTATAATTATATCTGTAGTGACTGCTACGGTCCCAGCTCTTAGACGAGGTGCTTTACAAGACTTTAGACAGATAATGAAATCTCTAAATAGGTTTGACGACAGTAAGTTTAATAAAACACTTTTAAAATATGCCTTTTCCAACGGTAGTTATATAGAGTTCTTTAGTACAGACGATAGCTCAAAACTAAGAGGCGCTAGGAGAAACATACTATTTGTTAACGAGTGTAATACAGTTTCCTTTACAGCTTATCAGGAACTATCTATAAGAACCTCTGAGGATATTTGGCTAGACTACAATCCAGTTACTAGGTTTTGGGTAGATAAGGAACTAGTTGGACAACCTGATACAGACTTTATAACCCTCACCTATAAAGACAACAATCAACTAAGCGAAAGCATAGTAAAAGAATTAGAGAAAGCTAGAGACAAGGCTAAGACCTCAGCTTACTGGTCCAACTGGGTTAGAGTTTATTTAGATGGGCTTACAGGGACTTTAGAGGGAGCGGTGATACCTAACTGGCAAGAGATAGATAACATACCCTTAGAGACGAGGTTATTGGGCTATGGCATGGATTTTGGATATTCAGTAGACCCTAGTACCTTAATTGCTTTATATAAGTGGAATGAAGCCTTTATATTTGATGAGGTCCTTTACAAAACAGGTATGCTTAATAGAGACATAAGTAGATTCTTAACACAAAACAATATAACAGAAAACATAATAGCGGATAGTGCCGAACCTAAAAGTATAGCAGAATTACAAAGCTATGGACATTCTATCTATGGAGTTGCAAAAGGTAGAGACTCAGTAGTATATGGATTAAACCTAATAAACCAAAACGAGATATATATAACATCTAGGAGCTTAAATCTAAAAAGAGAACTACAGGGATATATATGGGCAAGAGATAAGGAGGGTAATCAGATACAGAAACCTACTGGAGAGCATCCTGATTGTATAGATGCGATGAGGTATGTATTTACAGATACCCAGCAAGGCAATAGGGGAGAATATCATATTTGGTAAAATAAATAGAAAAATATTTGGTATTTAATAAAATGTTTATATCTTTACAAAGTAAAACAATAACAACTAAAAACAAAAACAATGGAAAACACAAAAATAGAAATATACTATAGAACTGATAAACTTAAAGATATGTCCGTAGAAGAGATTCAAAAAATAGAGGACAAACTTTGGGCAGCTTATAAACAAGCTGAGACAGCAAAGAAATATAAAAAGCTGTTTAAAGAAGAGCCTACTAATGTCGATTTACTTACTTCGATTATTAGTACGGAAAATTTAGAATAACTAACAGGGGTCTTTCATAGACCCTTTTTTATTAACCAAACTTTAATATATGAAATCGATTAATTATAAATACGTAATAATGTACGCTCTTTTATTTAATACCTCTGCTCTTATGTGGATGTATGTAGCAGCTTATAATTTGCTATATTTGGAGGAATTATTTTACTCTTTAATTGAAATATTTTGATATGATGACGGCTTGTTGGTACGAAAAGATATTCGTTGTACAAAAACCAGTACAAAGAGGCTACAGAAAAAAGGGTTACGATGTTACTCTCTACGTTGATTACAAAGGTCAAAATAAGATACATGGCAAAGAAACCTACAAACAAAATAGCAAAGAACTTGAAGATGCAATAAAAAAGGCTTATATTTATGCTTACAAGAAACTCATACTTGGTGAGTAGCTTTTTTTTTGTTTTGATTGAGATTATTTAGAATTGATTAAGAGGGACCTAGTTCCTCTTTTTCATTTTATACACTTTTTACCTTTTTTGATTGTATATATATGAAAGTAGAAATATATGTTCCTGAGGACCTAAGCGAAATAACACTAGGTCAATACCAAAAGTTTGAAAAACTAAATACAGAGGAAAACAAAGACTCAGCTTTTTTATTACAAAAAATGGTTGAGATATTCTGTAAGCTAAACCTCCAAGACGTTTTACAAATTAAGGTTAGAAGTCTTAACGGTATAGTATCTCACCTTAACGAGATATTTGAAAAAGAATATAAGCTGGTAGAGACCTTTACTTTAGAAGGTGTTAAGTATGGTTTCTGTCCTATGCTAGACGATATGACACTAGGAGAGTACATAGACCTAGATAACACTTTAGGAGAATGGCAAGAGATGCATAAAGCCATGAGTATTTTATATAGACCTATTACTTTCCAAAGAAATAATAAATACCAAATAGAAGAGTATAAAGGAGTAGACAATGCAGAGGTATTTAAGAATATGCCGCTGGACGTTGCTTTTGGTTCTATGGTTTTTTTTTGGAATTTAAAAAACGAATTGTTGACCAATATCCTGAGCTTTTTACACATGGAGAGCAAAGGCAATCTGACACCTCAGCAACTGGAGGCTTTGGAGCAAAGTGGGGTTGGTATCAGTCAATCTATGGACTTGCTCAAGGCGATGTTACCAAATTTGATAAGATTACCGAATTAAACGTACATAAATGTCTAATGTATTTAGCTTTTGAAAAAGATAAGATAGAGCTTGAAACTAAACTAATAAAGAAAAAATGAAAGGTTTTTACAACGTAACTCAGCAATTAAAAACAGCTTTAGCAGCGGAACCGTTTTGTAATACCGTCAGCTTTGGAAACATAGACGATATAGATTTAAAGAAACAAACGATATTCCCTTTAAGTCATATCATAGTAAACAACGCTACAATAGGGACCAATACAATCCTATTTAATATCTCTATTTTATCTATGGACATTGTAGATATTAGTAAGGAGGAGGTAACAGATGTATTCGTAGGAAACGACAACGAACAAGACGTACTAAATACTCAACTAGCTTTACAGTCAAGAGTATTAAACCAGTTGCAAAGAGGAGAGCTATATACTAACCTCTACCAAATAGAAGGCGACATAAGTTGTGAGCCTTTTGTAGATAGATTCGAAAACAAGTTAGCAGGTTGGGCAGCAACCTTTGACGTATTAGTACAAAATGATATGACGGTATGCAGCTAACAAAAACACAAACCGCACTAGAAGCCTTTAAAAAGTTTGTTATACAACAAGCTAGGACTAGATTAACTAAAGGTAAAAAGAACGCCTCTAGGGAACTTTACAATAGTTTAAAAGGTGTTATAGGAGTTGGTCCTAATTCTATTGCTTTAGATTTTGAAATGGAGGAGTACGGAATATACCAAGACAAGGGAGTCAAAGGAGTAGGAGGAGTAAGAAAAACTACAAGTAAGTTTAACAGTAAAAACAACAAGGGTAAGATGTGGAAGCAAAAAGCTAAAAACAGTCCCTTTAGTTTTAAGCAAGGCAATAAACCCTCTGTTAAACATTTCAAAGATTGGGCGAGAATGAAAGGACTAAACGCTTTTGCAGTAAGAGAGTCAGTATATCACCAAGGTATTAAACCTAGTTTATTCTTTACTAAACCTTTTGAACAAGCATTTAAGAAACTACCTAATGAATTAAAAGATAAGTTTGGCTTAGATATACAAGACTTTCTAGCATTTACATTAAACCAAGATAGATTAAGATGAGTACATATACTAAAATAAACGTAAGGTCACCTTTTTTCTTACACTTAACCGAACCAGCTGACCCTCT